CCAGTGCAAGTGGCTGGCCGAGTCCGACCGGCCGACGCTCGTGATGCTGTGCGAGAAGTTCGACCGCCGACAGGACTTCATGGTCCGGCTGGAGGCCTCCGACCCGGTCCTGTACACCGACAAGGGATACGCCTACGCCAACCCGCTCGTCGGGATGCTGTCGACGATCGAGACCGAGATTGCCAAGCTCCTGTCCGCGCTCGGGCTAACGCCTACGGACCGCACGCGGATGGGGGTGGCCGAGGTGAAGGCCAAGTCAAGGCTGGAGGAGCTGCTCGCGCGCAAGCAGGAGCGCTCCGGTGGCGCGTAGGCCGGCGGCGCCGCCGCGGTTCCCCAGGACGCTGCCACGCGGCCCGGAGCTGTGGACCCCGGAGTCGTCGCGCTGGACCGAGGACAACACGGACGGCATTTTCGCGTGCGAGCTGATCGAGTCGTACCTGCGGCTCACCAAGGGCGTGCAGCGCGGCGAGCTCGTGCGGCTGCGGACGTGGCAGGCCGACGTCATCTGCGACATCCTGCGCCTACTCCCGGGCACCCGGCAGCGCCAGTACTGGACCTACCTCCTGCTCGTACCCCGGAAGAACTCCAAGTCCCTGCTAGGCGCCGGCCTCGCCATCGACGGCATCCTCGACGAGCCCGGAGCCGAGGTGTACAGCTGCGCCGCGGACAAGGACCAGGCGAAACTGATCTTCGGCGAGGTTAAGGCGGCCGTCGAGATGTCGCCGGAGCTGGACGCCAAGCAGGGCGGACTCCTCAAGGTCTACCGGGACGCCATCGAGTACCCGGCGACCGGCGCCGTCTACCGGGCCCTGTCTTCCGAGGCGTTCACCAAGGAGGGCCTCAACCCGAGCCGCGTGCTTTTCGACGAGTTGCACGCGCAGCCCAACGACGAGCTGTGGAACGTGATGAACCAGGGCTCGGACACCCGCGCCCAGCCGCTCATCATCGGCATCTCGACGTTCGGCAAGAAGACCGACGCGAGCGGCGAGGACACGGTCTGCTTCCAGCAGTACCAGTACGCCAAGAAGGTCATGAAGGGCGAGGTCGAGGACTCGCGGTACGGCGCCCGGATCTACGAGACCAACGACCGGGTCCGCGGCTTCAACTACCTGGACCGGTCGGTGTGGGAGCAGGCGAACCCGGCCTACGGCGACTTCCTCGACCCGGAGAAGATGGCCGCCGTCTCGCGGAAGTTGCCGGAGGCCGACTACAAGACGAAGCGCCTCAACATCTGGGTCACGGCCGCCAAGCTGTGGCTGCCCGAGGGCGTGTGGGAGAAGTGCGAGGCCGAGGCGGACATCCCGGACGGCGCCGAGGTGTGCCTCGGGTTCGACGGTTCGTTCAACAACGACTCGACCGCCCTGGTGGTCGTCCGCGTCGGCGAGGCACTCAACTTCGACCCGGCCGACCCGGCGCACGCCGACCTCGACGAGGACGAACGCGACCGCCTCGCCGCCGAGATGAACGCCGGGCTCCGACGCCCGCACATCGACGTCGTCCAGGCATGGGAGCGCCCCCGGGACGCCCCGCCGGACTGGTCGGTGCCGATCCTGGAGGTCGAGGACGCCATCCGTCAGGCCTGCCGCCGCTGGAGCGTCCGGGAGATCGTGTGCGACCCCGCCCGGTGGGCCCGCACCTACCAGGTGTTGGAGGAGGAGGGTCTGCCGGTCGTCGAGTTCCCGCAGTCGCCGCAGCGCATGGTGCCCGCGACGCAGCGGTTCTTCGAGGGCGTGATGAACCGCGGCTTCACCCAGTCCGGGGACCCGCGGCTGGCCCGGCACGTCGGGAACGCCGTGGTCCGCAACACGAGCAAGGGATTCATGATCTTCAAGGAGACCCGGGGCAGCCCCCGGAAGATCGACCTCGCCGTCGCCTCGATCATCGCCCTCGACCGCGCGTGCACCTCGCCCGAACCCGAGCCAGAGCCGGGCTTCTTCAGCTGGGCCGACCTGTAGGAGGTGCTGTGAAGCTCCCACGCCTGCAGCGTCCGCGCCGCGCACTCACCGACGTGATGGACGTGGCCGGACTCGGTTGCCTGGTCGCCGACGCCTGGTGGTGGCAGCCGCAGGCCGGCCTCGCGGCCCTCGGCGCGGTCCTGCTCTTCATCGGATGGGCGGTGGACCGGTGAGCCTGTTCCGCCGCGCAGCAGAACTCCGGACCGTCACCCAGTTCGGCGACTCCAGCATCCCCACGAACGGCTCCCTGATGACGCCGACGGCGTCCGGCGTCGCCGTCAACGAACAGACCGCGATGAAGCTGCTGGCCGTCCACGCCTGTGTACGGATCATCTCCAGCGCGCTGGCCGGTCGGCCGCTCCGCTCGATGCAGGCCCGAGACGGCGTCCTCGTACCCGTCGCACCGGCGCCCACGATCGTCAGCGACCCGTTCGGAGGCCTCGCCAGCACGCGCTTCCCCTCGCGGCGTGCGGGCCTCAAGCAGATGGCCGTGTCCGTCCTGCTGCGCGGCAACGCCTACGCCTACGTCCTGACCCGCGACTACCTGGGGCGCCCCGCCCGCCTGATGGTGCTGCACCCCGACCGGGTGCGCGTCGAGCTCGACGACGACGGCAGCCGCACCTACTACCTCGACCGGCAGCGCGTCGAGAATCCCGAGGACATCGTCCACATCACCGGCCTGTGCATGCCCGGCGCCGCCGAGGGCATGTCGGTCATCGCCTACGCCCGCAATTCCATCGGCCTGGGCCTGGCCGCCGAAGAGTTCGGCGCCCGGTTCTTCGGCCAGGGCGCCCACCTCACCGGCGTCGTCGAGATGGAAGCCAACCTCGACAAGGGCCGAGCCCGCGAAATGCGGGACGCGTTCGAGGCCTCGCACTCCGGACTGCCCAACTCGCACTCGATCGGCGTCCTCACCGGCGGCGCAAAGTGGAAACCGATCTCGGTCACGCCGGAGGACGCCCAGTTCCTCGGCACCCGGGCGGCCGCCAACTTGGACATGTCGATGCTGTTCGGGGTGCCGCCCCACATGCTCGGCCAGATCGACCGCACCACCAGCTGGGGCACCGGCATCGAGCAGCAGGCGATCGGGTTCCGGATCTGGACCCTCGACGACTGGCTCGGCACGTTCGAGGACGCGTGGACGACGCTCCTGCCGCGCGGCCAGTACGCGCGGCTGGACACGACGAGCCTGGAGCGCACGGACACGTCCGGCCGGTACTCGGCCTACGTACAGGGCCGCACGGCCGGCCTGCTCACCCAGAACGAGATCCGGGCGCGGGAGAACCTGCCGCCCGTGGACGGCGGCGACGACATCAACGCCCCGCTGAACTCCGCGCACGCCGGTGACGCCCCGCCTGACGAGCCGCCCGAGCCACAGGACGATCCGCCGGCGCCCCCGCCGAAGACGAAGTAGGAGGCCGCGATGCCTGACCTGTCCGTGCGGGCCGAGCGGCCCGCTGATCTGCAGCACCGCGCCGTCCCGTTCCGTGATGTCGAGCTGCGCGCCAAGGCGGACGGCACCGGCGGCGACGCCCTGACGTTCACCGGTTACGCCTGTATCACCGAGGTCGGATACGAGATGTCCGACTGGCTGGGCCCGTTCACCGAGGTCGTCCGGGCGGGCGCGTTCGCCAAGACCCTCGCCGAGAGCGCGGACGTCCCGTTCCTCGTCAACCACGGTGGTCTCACGCTCGCGCGGACCAAGTCCGGGACGATGCGGCTGGCCGAGGACGACACCGGTCTGCACACCGAGGCCGACCTCGACCCCGCGAGCCCGCACGTCCAGGCGCTGCGCTCGGCGATGGACCGCGGCGACGTCGACGAGATGAGTTTCGGGTTCTGGATCACCCGCCAGCAGTGGAGCCCGGACTTCGACCAGCGGGACATTCTCGAGGTCTCCCTCAACAAGGGTGACGTCTCGATCGTGAACTACGGCGCCAACCCGAACACGGCTGGCGCGACCCTCAACTCCCGCGACGTCGAGGCGCAGTTGCATCGGCTCACCCCCGACGAGCGCCGCGAGGTGTTCGACCGCCTCGCCACCGAGTTCACCCCCGCACCCCAGGAGCCCACCGGGCCGTCCCTGGGGCTGCTGGAAGCCCGCGCCCGCGCGCTGGCCCTCTAAGTTTCACCGCCTGCCATCGCGCCGGAGCCGCGCCGACCGCCACGCCGGACCCCGCACCTGGGGCACCACCTGGCCGGTCACCCGGATCACCACCCGAGCCGCAGGCACGCCCACACCACCCACCCGGAAGGGAATCACCATGCCCAGTCCCCTCATCCCGGGCCTGATCGAGCGGCGTGCCGAGCGCAAGAAGCAGCTCGACGCCCTGCTGGAGACGGCCAAGACGGAGAAGCGCGACAAGCTCTCCGAGGACGAGCAGAAGACGTTCGACACCACGGAGCAGGAGATCCGTGACATCGACGTGCGCCTGGTCGAGCTCGACGAGCAGCAGAAGCGCGACGACGCTGCCGCCGACATCGCCCGCCGCCACGGCCTCGCCCGCGTCGAGGTCGTCTCCGAGCCCAAGACCTACGCCAGGGAAGCACGGCACTCCTACTTCCTGGACCTGGCCCGCGCGGAGCTCAACCGCGGTGACGGGGACGGCGGTCCGGCCGCCGCCCGCGAGCGCCTGCGCCGGCACGGCGAGGAGATCGAGGTCGACCTGCCCCGCCGGATGGCCGCGCGTGACGCCGCCGCAGAGAAGGGCATCCGGAGCCTGGAGGGCGTCTCGGACCGGGTCGCCGAGTCCGCTTTCGAGCGC